GGCATGAGGTCGGCGTACTGCGGGTACTTCTTGGCGAACTCGTCCATGCGCTCCATGAGCAGCGTGCGGTCTTCCGCGCTGATGGATTGCAGCAGGCGGCGGTACTCGATCACCTTGTCCTCGCCGTACTTGGCGTAGTAGGCCGCGATCATGCGGTCGAGCTTCGCCGCCTCGGATGCATAGACCTTTGAAAGGCGCTTCGAAAGGTCGGCCTCGTCCTTGGTCAGCTGCTGCAAGAACTCGTCGCGCCTCTCGCGCCAGTATTCGTCGTTCGGCTTACTCATTGGAAAGCAACAGCTCGATGATCTTGTCCTTGGTGGCGTTCTTCGGGATCTTCACGCCGCTGTTGCGGGCAAGCTCGCGCAAATCGTTGAGCTTCATGCTGCCAAGCTCGCCGCTGTCCTCTGCCGGCTGCTCCTTGGCTTCGGTTTCGCCTGGCTGCTCGGCAAGCGTGACGGCATCCATTTCCTGCTGCGGTTCCTTTGGCACTGTCTCGGGCTGCTTGATGCTGTAGGTGGTCATATCGACTAGGCCGTAGATGCTCACGAGGTCTTCGCGCACGTATCCGCCCATCGTTAGCTCGACCCAGCCGTCGGCGACGGACTCCACCCGCGCCGCCGACATGTTTCCCATGGTGCCGATGATCTCGCCGCCTGGCTCCTCGCGGATGGCAAGCTGCTTGCCTCGGCTATAGGTCGCTACCTTCATCGTTGGTTCCTTCCTCTTGGTTGGTCTCGATCGTTCGGTTGGTTGGATAGCCATCGCTCACCGCGTTGGCCTTCTCCTCCTGCTCGTCGCGCTTGCGCTGCATCTCGGCTTTGGGATCGCTCACGCAGGAGAGCACGGAAAGTTGCGTTTCCTCAGACACGATGCCCGAGAGCTGCCCGGCAACCGATGCCTCGCTCTGCAAGTCGTCGGGCATGTTGCGGTGCATGGTCACATCGACCATCTGCCAATCGTCGCCGCTGAAGCCCTGGCTCAACGGATAGGCGGCTAGGAGCTTCAGGCGCTCCTGCACGCCGCGCTTGAACTTGCGGTCTTTCTTGCGGGCGAGGTTGCTCATGGGCATCATGCGCATCTTGAGCGCTATGCCGGAGGCGGTAACGAAGCTGTCGGAAGTGATGTCAGGCACCATCGCCATCTTGAAGATCAGCTGCTCAAGGCGGTTGATAAGGTTCTCCTGCACGGAGTCGGCGTTGGGCTTCGCCAGGAACACCACATCAAGGCCCTCCAAGGACTCGCCGAAGAGGTTGATCACCTTGTTCTCGCGGATGTTCACCAGCTCGTCATCGGTAAGCTCTTTGCCCTTGACCACGAGGTAGCAGTCGCTGAAGTACTCCACGTCGTTCGCCTTCTCGGAAAGCACGGCGTTGTACTGCTCGACCATGGAAAGCACGCCCTCGTAGAGGCCGCGCCCCTTGGTGTTCTGGCGGAAGTCGACGGCGGGCACGCTGCCGAAGCTGTGGCCCTCGGCCTCGCCGAACTCCAAGCCGACATCGCCGCGCCTGAACGGCACGACCTCGTGGGCATCGGAATAGCTGCCCTTGATAGCGCCGTCGTCACCGTAGAACCAGCGGACGAAGAACATCGGGCGCTTCAGCACGGAATCGTCGTAGACCATGAACGACGTGAGCGGCGACACCGCGATTGATCGCGGCAGACCCTCTTCGTCTTGGTACAGCATCTCGTAGGCATGGCCGAACTTCGACGCCATCTCCGACAATTCAGCGTCCACGTCCTCCTGGAAGTTTCTCGCCGTATAGTCGGCGATGAACGCCTCCACGGCCTTCTTGCGCCCGTCGTCCTCGCCCTTGACCGAAAGCGTCATGGGCACGCCGATGTAGTAGCCCTCGAACGTGTCCGTGATGGTGTAGCAGAAGTCGGCCGACAGGCGGTTGTTCGGCTTGTAGCCGGGCTTCTTGCGCCATGATCGGTCGAAGATCGCGTAGTGCGTGTCGTACACCTTGTCCAGGTATTCGTAGCGCGGCTTGTGGTCTTGCTCGAACTCGTCAACCAGGCGCTGAAGCAGCTCCTCGGTCATCTCGGTTCCAGCGGGCAGGCGGAAGTCGTCGGTGGACGGCTCTCGCTGCATCTGGTCGTAGTAGAAGGAATGGAACTCGTGGCTCAAATCAGATACCTCCCTTGAAGGTCTTTATGCCGGGTCGGTTCTCCCATTGCCTGATCGCGGACGCCAGGGAGTCGGGCATGTCGTCGTGCGCGGCGTTCTCGTTGTAGTCGAGCACCTGGTTCAGCGCCTCTGCGTCAAGCGGGTACTCGTCGCAGTCAAGGAACCGCACGTTCGCCCACTCGCTGCGAAGGTGCGTGCTGATCTTCAGGTACTTGTTCTCCTTCTCCTGGTATCCCACGCACGGCCTGCCGCGCTTTAGGATGCCCTTGCGCAGATACCCCTTGTCGGCGTTCATCTCGCAGTGGATCGAGCCGATGCGCAGCGCCTTGCAAATCCCGATGATCTCGTCCAGGCAGTCGTCCACGTGCTTGTGCCACATGCGGATGAGGCAGTACCAGATGCCGCCCCTGTTGCATATGGCCGTGAAGGCCGTGAAGTCAGCGCCCCCGTAGCTCGCGTCGATGTGGCCTATGCCGTCTCGCAGAAGCTCAGGCTCCTTGAAGAACTTGGCGTTGGTGAACATGGCGTCCTCGTCGGCGATGTGCTTCAGCTCGTAGTTGGCGGCGAACAGCGACGGCGACATGCTCGCCCGCACCTGCTCGATCTCCTCGCGGCTCATGAGGCCCGTCTGCCAGCAGTCCCAGCGGCGGATGTTCGGCATCAGCTGGAACGCGTCGTCCTTGTGCCACGGCGTGCCCGTGTTGAAGATGCGCCCGCCACGGTTTCGGATGTTCTGCAACTCCTGGTAGATCAGCTTGATGCGCTCGCGCTCCGCCGCCGACACGCGATCCTTCACGTTCACGATGTCGTCTGTGAACACGCGGTCTGCGTGCTTGCCGGTCAGCGACCCTCCGCATCCAAGGCCTAGCAGCTGCGGAGCGCCCGACACGCCCTGCTTGAGGTTGGTGGATACGGATGACTGCGTGGCCCTCGTAAGCTCAAGCTCCACGCCGTAGAGCATGCGCACGATGCCGCGGAAGTAGTCGGTTTGCAGCACGTTGGCCGTTGCCGCCATGACCTCCGCCACGTCGTCGTCCGTCTTGCGCAGGAACATGGATCGCATGCCGGGGAACAGCACGATGATGAACGCGAACGAGATGCCCAGGCACGTGGTCTTGAAGCTGCCTCGGTGCGCCTGAATCGTCTCGTCGTCGGTGCCGAAGACCATGTCCTTGATCCACTCGTTGTGCAAAGACGTCAGCTTGTCGAACCCGAGGCGCACGGCTATGTCCACGGGGCAGTCGTACACCAGGTCGATGAGGTCAGCCCTTGTCGGCATTGCGCTTCGCCTCGATGAGCTTTCCGATCTCGTCGCAAGCGGCCCCGATGTCGGCGGACACCTCGATCTGCTCCACGGGCTTCTCGCCCGCGGTGTCGCGCAGGAACTGGATGGCAGCTATGTCGCCGCGCATCGCCTTCTTGGCGACCTTGAGGATCGAGATCTCTGAAACCGTGAGCTTGCGGTCTGGGTAGTCCTCGAAGCTCAGGCCCTCCAAGTCGTCGAGCTGCGCGTCCGTTCCCTCGAACGGCATGTGCAGCACGATCTTGGCTATCTCCTGCATCTGCTTCTTCTCGCGGCGCTTCTTCGCAGCCGCCTTGCCGGCCTTCGATGCTGCGGCCTTGCGCTGCTCTGCGGTCTGATCCCTCTTGGGCTTGATGAGGTTCTGGTCGTTCATGGCTAGTCCTCGAACGTGAGGCCCATGAAGCGCAGGCGCTTGTCAAGCTCGGCGAGCGCGCCGAAGTCGTTGGAGCCGTACACGAGGGCGTGGACGATGGCGGTGTCCATGACGTACTGCCACTGGCGCTCGTCCCAGCGGTTGCTGCAACGGTCGTCGCGCCACGCGTTGAACCATGTGACGGTCTCGGCGGGCCAGTCTGTGTCGGTGGGAAGTGTGGGCTTCTCTCGCTTGGCTGCCATGCGTTCACTCCTCTCTGTTTTGCTTTGACGATGGAAAGGGCCAGCGCCTTATGATCGCGCTGGCCCTGGGTTCCCCCTTAGTAGGAGGAGCGGCCGGAAGAGCTGCCGCGACCGCGATTGAACGCGGAGCGCACTCGGTTGGCGATGTTTCCCGCTGCGCGGCGAATACGACCGAACATGCCTGCCTCCTCTCGTTTTCGGGAACAAAAAAGGCGTCCCGAAGGACGCCTTGATTTTCCTATGCGCGTGAGATTGGCCTTAGGCCTCAAGGGCCTCAAGGATCTTCGACCCGTCCATGTACAGGTCGCCGTACTTCGCCAGGGCATACTCCCTGATGAAGCTTTCGAGGTCGTCGGAGTCGCGGAACACGCACACGACGTAGTAGGCGCTGCTCCAAACGTTGTCGTAGTAGGGCTTAACCTCAAGCGACTCGAACGCCTTGAGTATGGCATCGGCCTCGGCGAAGCTGTCGCCTTCGAGGCTGTCGGTGGTCTCGACCGAATCGAGCGGGTTCGGCATCGGCGTGCCCTTCTGCTCCTTCGGCTTGAACTGCCGCTTGTTCTGAAGGCCTATGCGCTCCTCGAACACGGGGCGGATTACGTCGCCGAACGTCCAGCCCTCGGCATCGGCCTTAACCAGATCGGCGAAGCGCCCGCGCTCCTCGGCGTCATGGAAGCAGAAACAGATCCAGAAGCCGGAATCGACGGCCATCTGAAAGCGCTTCTCCTCGCGCTTCTCGCGGTCTCGGTAGCTTTTCTGGTGGTCGGTCAGCTGCGCTTCCTCGGCCGCCTTAGCCTCTTTACGCGCCTTCTGCGGCTTCTCAAACTTAAAGCCCATAGTGCTCCCACCTCTTCTCGTCTGCCTCGATGAACGGGTACCACTTCTTGACCACGGCGAAATCGTCGGGGCGCTTCTCGCGCAGGGGCTTCATGAAGCGCATGTCCAGGCCGTCGAAGCTGCGCCCGAACAGCTCGTAGTCCGGAGGCAGGCCGATGCCCCTGCGGGCGATCGCATCCATGACCTCTGCCTTCGTCCAGTCCGCAACCACCGAGGCCTTGTGCGTGGTCTGCTTCATGAGGCCGTGCTTGGTGAGGCTGGCTCGACGGTACGGGTTGTCGCAGGCGCGCACGCCGTCGCAGAACCACGTGTCATCGGGCAGGCCGAGGTCTTCGAGGATGTAGGGGCGCATGTCGTCGTAGCTGTAGACCGGCATGTTCGCGGCCTCGATCACGTCGCAGTGCGCCGGACTTTGGAACACGCAGTTGTTGAGCGTCCTCGACCATCTGGGGTGCGGGTACTGGTGTATCTTCACGCCGAACACTTTCTCGATGGTTCGCACGTTCTGCTCGACCATCGGAAGGCCCGGGATAGACCAGTAGTAGATCGGCACGACCTCTATACCCTCGTCCTCAAGCGCCACCCAGGCGGCCAGCGAGTCCTTGCCCAGCGAGCAGGAAAGCACCACGGGGCGTCCTTCCGCCTTGAGCCGCTTGCGAATCTCGGCGCTAGTCGGCTGGCCCTTGATTATCGTCGGCATCTTCGCTCCTCTCCGTTATCTCGATGGGTTCGCCCATTCCGTTCAACGTCAGCTTAAAGCCCATGTGAGAAGCCATGAGCGCGAGGTTTCCCGCGCCTAGGTCGGAACCTTGTTTGATCGTATTCTGAACGTAGTTCCTGCTCTTGCCCATGGCCTTTGAAAGCGCGTACATGCTCATGCCGGAACGGTCGAGCATTTCTTTAAGCGCCTCAGTCGGTGTCATGCAACCTCCCTTCATGCCTTGATCTGATCCCCTGATGATACAGCAATAGCAACAGGGATACAACAATAGCAATTGTGCAGGTATTGTGTAGAACAATAGCTATTGTGCATTGTGTCTATAGCACATTAATTATTGTGCAATAATTCAGTTGTCAGCAATGAGGGCCACAAAGCCCACAGAGCTAGCAAGCAGCTTTAGAACCGAATAAGGAGGCTACAGAGATGGCAGAGCAGCAGAGTTTAGATCTGGTGGTAAGTGGTCAGCTGGTGAGCAACCACACGATCCTAGCCATAGTTGAGGGTATGCGAGCACGAGGCTACTTCAGAAAAGGCCCCCAGGGCCGAAAGGATGGCCTAGAGCTTGCAACAGCCTTGAAGCTTGTAAACGAGTACATAGCTTTTCCAGAGCTTGGCAGGTACACAGTAGAGGCCACGAAGCACAGGCCAATTAACGAGATCCCCCGAGCCGATTACGAGCAAGTGGAGATCATGAGGGCTTGCGATAACTACCTTGCACAGGTAACCGAGGCATTCAAGGCCAACAGCGACGAAGAAGCCATTATTTACATGGTGAAAGACCTTCGAAAGCAGGTCATAGCCGATGGCATCGAGTCCGGGGCCTTGAAGGTTCGAAAGTACTTCGGCAAGCATGGCTTTTACTACATGGACGATCAGGGCAAGTGGCAGAACGCCAAGGCCATTGATTGGAACATCGGCGAAACGAACCCCATCAGACCAGCAGAGCAAGCAGCCTAAAGCAAGCAGGAGGCCCCGAGAAGGGGCCTCCCACAACAACACACAGGAGATCATAACATGCAGAAGCTACTCACGAAAGAGCTTCAGAAGAAGCTCCCGCCCCTTTACTCACAGGACGGCAAGAAGGCCGAGACCGTGGTGTACGGCCATTGGTTCAGCTGCTTGAACGGCTGGGACTTCTACGCAACCGAGTACGACGAGGAGAGCGGGGACATGTTCGGGTTCGTCTTCGGGGCGGTCCCCGAGATGGGCTACTTCAACTTGGCAGAGCTCGAGGAGATCAACAGGAAGTACGGCATGAACTTCTTCGAGCGCGAGACCTACTTCACGCCGAAGAGGGCAATCGAGATCCCGCGGATAGCCGAGGCATTCGGCTACCTATGGGAGAAGTAACAGACAACTACCGGGAGGGGCGAGGCCCCTCCTATTAAGGAGGCTACAAGATGGAGCGAGAGAGAATCATCGAGAAGATCAAGAAGCTTCGCGAGCACAGCGTGGAGAACGGCTGCAACGAGGCCGAGGCGATTCAGTTCGCCCTCAAGGCCCAGCGCCTGATCGCGGACAACGACGTGGAGGAGTGGGAGCTTGCCGACGAGGTGAAGCAAGTGACCGAGACCACCACGGCGCGAACCGCGAAAGCCTGGGCGCCGAGCCTCGCATCGGTGATCGCCGACAACTTCCGGTGCAGGGTTTACCAGCGCAGGGTAACCGATCGCAAGTACGAGTACGTGTTCGTCGGATGGAAGGCCGACGGCGAGGCCGCCGAGATCGTCTACCAGAACCTGCTTGAGGTCGGCGACAGGCTGGCACACGAGTACGAGGACTTCGCCTACACCGACCCCAACGCCTACTCGAACTTCATCGTCGGATTCGTCGATGGCGTGAAGGGCGAGCTTGAGAAGCAGAGCTTCGAGCTGATGATCGTATGCCCATCCGAGGTGAGCGACTACTTCGAGGGCCTGAACCTTGGCCAATCCACGAGGCGAGGTCCGAGGGCAACCAACAGAGACAGCATCAGCAGGGGCCAGGCAGCAGGGCGCGACGCGGTGCGCAGCCGCCGCATGGATGCCCCGAGGGCAGGGCTTCTCACAGCCTAGCAGGTGGCACAGGGACAGGGCATAGGGCCTTGCCCATGATCCATCAAACAGGGCATTAAACCATGAGGCACGATCACATAAGGGGACATTAAACCATGGTGAAGCAAGGCGACATATTCACGAGGGAAGGCCTTTTCTACCAGGTGACCAGGGCCACAGCGAAAACAGCCACGATCAAGCCCATAAGGGCCGAGTTCGTGGGACACGCAGACCCCTGGGGATGGGAAAGGGAGTACATGCCGGTACCCGGTGAGTTTATCGACGACGACCCGATCATGGGCAGGAAGGCCAGCGCCGAGGGGAAACGCCTCAAGATCCACGACTACAGCGCGGCAAAGAACATGCCGACCCTCGTTCTCGGGGGCGAGAACCTCTACCTATGGGACGGCGAACCCAGCATTTTCGACACCTACGACTAAGGAGGGCGCAATGCGCAACTCAAGGAGATATACCTGCATCATCAGGCACGGCGGCGGTTTCGGCGGAGGCTACGGAGGCACCTACGAGAGGGAACACAGCTACTACTCAACACATAGGGCAGGGAGCAAGGCCAACGAAGAGGACGCCACCACCACGTGGCACAGGCGGCACGGCTATACCGGTTGGTGCGAGGTCGTGCCTGGGACTGCGAGAATCAGCGAGGAGGGCTAGCGATGGAAACACGAGAGCCGAAACAGTGGGCCGAGATCCTGAAGATTTTGAAGGAGGCCCGAGAGGATCTAGAGAAGGCCATAGAGGCAGAGAGGCCCATAGCCGAGAGGATCACATGCAGGCGATAGCAGAAAGGCCCCGGGGATTGAAGCCCCGAGGCCTTTTGTTGTGGCTAGCAAAGCCCCCATATAGACATGATCCACCTAAGCAGCAGCGACACGAGGCCGACGAACAGCAGCAGGCAGGCACATATAGAGCCTACTAGCACGATCCAGGCAATGAGCTTCTGGGCACGCGTCATTATTCGGCACCTCCCATGGCCTTGCACCTTTTCATAAGGTGCTCGCACTTCATGCGCTCAGCGGCGGCATGATGAACGTTTGTCATGTCCTGCCCAATCACCTGATCGCAGTACTCGATCGGCGGCATCATGCTATCGTGCTCAATCGCCTCCCACGAGTCGCTGATTTTCTGCCGCACCTCGATGGGCACGAAAACGAAGCGCTTGCACTTCTCGCGCGTGCGCTGGTTCACCCGATCGACCATGCCGGTTATGCGCCCACGCTTGCGGTTGCGATCCTCGCAGTCCCACAGGGCAAGGCGCAGGTCGTCGCACCCGACCGCAGCGGCCATGTTGCAGCATTCCTGGATCACGTCGCACAGCTCGCCGATAAGATCGTCGGCATCGACACCGCAGACCTTCTCGCGCTTCTGCCAAGCGCCGAAGACCTCCGCAGCCTCTTCCAAGACCTTCATGGCCTGGGCCTTGCTGCATTCCACGTTGTCGAACACGGCCACGCTGCCAAGCTCAACCGTGTTTTGGTAGGTATCGTCAAACATCTATCCTCCAATGATCATGCGGGCCAGCGATACCGCCGCCCACAGCGTAAGTCCATCGATAAGCAGGGATGCCGCTATCACGAGCAGACATCCCCGGTTGCATCCTGGGCGGCTCATTCATCCTCCCACCTGATGGTCCCGTCGTCGTATTCGGCCTTGAGCCAGTCTAGGTACTCGCCCCATGAGCAGAAGTCACGCACCCAGTGCGACTCGAACGCGCACATGGTGAAGGGGTTGCACTCGCTCACCGCGATGCGGAACCGCCGCCCGTCGCGCAGCATGCGCACCTCCATGCGCATCGCGGCCTCAGGCGAACCGAAGTACCGCTCCCAGTTGGTCAATCGTCCACCTCCTACCCGCAGGCGAGCAGGGCCAGAACCACCAGCCCCGCCGCCAGCGTTCTGATTACATAAAGCTCAAGGGCCACAACCGCGACAAGCAGCGCGACGCATGATGCCGCTATCCATCGAACCGTTTGCACCAGTCCTCCTGCATGTCCTTGTAGTGTTCGACGATCCAGTCTCGCGCCCACTTCGCAGCCTCCCATGCCGCCATCGGCTCCTTCGCCTCCTGGGCGCTGAAAGCCTCCTCGAACTCAAGCTCGCAGATGCCGTAGTCGCAGCATCCCTCTATGCAGTGGGCGCAATCTCCGCAAGCCGGTTCGTCCACCCGGTTCCACGGCGCGTCCGGATCGCCGTCGAAGCACCCTGGCGGCAGGTTCCACCCGCTGCCCGGCTCGTAGTAGGCCATGCTCACGAGGCATCACCACGGCACGGTAGGTCGTACCCGATGAGCTCAAGGTCGTAGGCCACAGCTGCGGCGCGCTCGACCTTGCAGCCCCGTGCGTTCTCCCAGCCATCGCATAGGTACACAGCGTCGCACTCGGCCATCTTGCCAAGGCTTTGGCTCAGGTAGTACAGCGGCACGTTCACCACCTTGGGCGGCACCGCGAGGCCGTCCTTGAAGTACGTGTCCGCGACCTCGTATCCGCGCCGCTCAAGCTCTGCGACCGCCTTCGCGCGGGCCTCAAGTATCTGCTCCTCGCCAAGCCCGTTCATGGGCTGGACGATCATCGCCTTCTTCATTTCTGCTCCTCTCGCACGTTGCTATAGTCGATTTCGTCGCGGCACTTTTCGCAGACCTCGCCGACACGCTTCTTGTTGTCCTTCCAAAATTCGCGCGGGTAGCACGTGAAAAACGGGTTGCAGTGCGTTTTGCCGCACCTCGCGCACGTCCATTTATACGGGTCGCAGCTCATGCGATCTCACCCGCCTCGGCCATGGCGATCCTCTCGCCGATGAACCTCATGACTGGCACGGCCATGCTGTTGCCGATCGCCTTGTAGCGTGGCCCGTTCGGGCACTCGTCGGCCGGCTTGCCGCGATAGGGAATCTTCGTCCAATCGCTGGGAAAGCCTTGCAGCCGCTCGCACTCGCGCGGCGTGAGCCTTCGCACAACCATGTCGCCTCCTTCCTCACTGAAAAGCGTCTGAGTGTTGCTCGTCGATAGGGTGAGCGATACCTCGTCGCTCACCAGCGCGCCCTTGCCGCCGCCCGCGCATCCGCAACGGACGAGCAGCGTGCAGGCGCTCACAGGCACACCGACGGCGCGTCGCCGCCAACCTTGAGCGTGCCCACCATGTCGTATCCGATCGCCGTGTTGGCGTTGAGGTCGGCCATCGTTATCGGCTCGTCGATGGGGTACACGGCCGGGTTGTGCCAATCGGCGGTGAGCGTGGGGGACTGCTCCGGTTCCGCGCCTACTCCTCCCGCGCCTGCTCCCTGGTGGTACTTGAAGCCTGCGCTACGAGGGCTTCTTCCAGCCTCTTCGGCAAGGCTCGCCCTCTTTTCCGCGCTCGATTCAAAATCCCCTCGCATGCTCTCCGGCTCAATGAGTACGCCGATGGGGGGGCAGGCTCCAAGATGTCCGACAAGAAAGAGACGGCGGCGTCTTTGGGCCACTCCGAAGAACTGCGCATCGAGTATGCGCCACGCCAGGCCGTACCCGAGCTTGTCCATTTCGGACAGCAGCTGTCGGAAAGCCTCCCCATTCTCGCTTGAGAGCGCTCCCGGGACGTTTTCCCAAAGAAACCATCGAGGACGTATCTCACGTACCGCCCGAATGTACTCGAACATGAGTCCTGACTCACCTTGCAACCCCTCCCGTTTGCCCGCGATCGAGAAGGATTGGCATGGGCTTCCGCCCACCACCAGATCCACCTTGTTGCGGTACTTCTTCCAGTTCATCTTGGTAACGTCGCCGATATTCGGCACCTCGGGGTACCGCTCGGCCAAAACGGCGCTGGGGAACTCGTCGAACTCGGCGAAGCACACAGGCTCCCAGCCCAGCGGCTCCCACGCCACGGTCGCGGCCTCTATGCCGCTGAAAAGCGAGACGTACTTCATTGGTGCGCCCCCAATGCTTGCTCGACGAGCATGAAGAAGCGGCGCTCGGCGCCGTCCGACGGGTTGCGCTTGCGCATGTCGGCAATCTTCAGCAGCTCGTCTTCCTCGTAATAGGTGGCGTCCCAATCGACCTCGGGCCAGTCGTAGCAGGAGCAGTGCCAGCCCTCCAGCAAGATGTAGCCTTTGTCGTAATAGTCGTCGCTTCCATCGCCGGCGTAGATCAACATGTAGCGCTCTTCGCTGTAATCAGGCTCGCTTTGAGCCGCGCAGATGATGCGCCACGGCTCGATACTTTTCGGCGCCTCGATAGCCTTCATGACTCGTCACCGTCCTCGGCCTTCGGCGGTTTCTGCTCGAATCGACACCACCTGGTTCCGCGCACGTCTATTGCAACGAAATTGTCGTAGCACTCGCAGCACGTGCGCTCCACGTGGTCGAGGTATGCCCCGCTGTCGCACAAGATGGTCACGCCGTTGAAGGCATTGAAGCGCGAGTGCACGCATTGGGTGCACGGCGGTGTCTTGGCATTCCTAATCTCCCTGATCGGGTTTTTGAGCTTCATCGTAGGCGCCTCGTTCCTCTTCGCTTGCTAATCGGTAGCTGTTCCGTCCCATGCATCCCGCCGCCTCGATGACGACGGCCCTCTCGAAGCACTCGTCGCAGAGGTCAATCGTCTCTTCTTTGACGTAGGGAGTGCACGGCCTTCCTTCGTTCTGCTCGGTCGTCCACCTCACGGGGAGGGTGATGGAATGGGCTCGTTCGATCTCTCTTCCGCACACGTCGCACTTGAACGTGTCGGGATGCTTAATCGTCGCCATCGGAACCTCCGCAGGCGATGATGATCCCCGCCGTGATGGTCTGCACCATGTAGGCCAGCTCCTCGGCGGCGGGCGTGTCCTCCCCGATGCTGGCAAGCATGTCACACGCCGCATGCGTCGCCTCGTGGGCGGCGAGCGCGTACAGGTCCGGGGCCTTCACCTTGCGGCTGATCCACACCACGCATCCCTTGCCCGGAATGCAGCTGGTGAGGCCGTCCTTGCCCTTGGTGTCTCCTGGCTCTTCGCCCATCCTGCGCACAGCCTCTCGATACTCGCGCTTGCTGGTGGTGACCCAAAGCGGGTTGAACGGCATGATCAGCGGCTCAATCTCGGTAGCCATCGCGTTCCTCCTCACCGCCCATCTCCACACACCCGGGGAACCGGCCCCGCAGATCGAGCACGGTCCCGTCTTCCAGCAGCGCGAAGCACTGGTAGCTGTCGTCGGTCAGCGACTCGACGATCGAAAGCGCCTCGGCTTCGTCGTCGGTCTTGGCGAGCAGGATGCCCTGGCGGTAGGCGCTCGCGTAGCTCTGGCAAAGCGAGCGCTCGTAAATGCGTATCATTCCTGGCCCGCCTTCCACTCGTTGACCAGCTCGTCGTACTCCTCTCGGAACTCAGGCTCGAAGTAGGCGATGAACTCGCTCTTGGTCATGCCGCAGCGCAGGCTTGAGTAGCCGACGTGCTCGATGCACCAGTCAGAGAACGGAATAAGCTTGCCGCCGTCTTCCACGCTCGTGCGGTAGCCGCTGCCGTCGCGGTAGAGCTTACGGCGGCCTTCCTTGCGGATGGCCTGCTCGACCTTCGAGGCATCGTGCTCGCCGCGCTCCATGAGCTTGCCGCGCAGCTCCTCTGCCTCGTCCTGCGCCTGCTCAAGCTTTTCGCGCAGCCAATCGCGCTCAGCCCGCGCCTGCTCCAGCTGGTCGAGCACGTACTGCTCGCATGTCTTGATTTCCATGGGTCATATCCCTTCTCGTATCATCTCGTTGCTGTCACGGTCTGTGATCAGCCAATATCCGTATTCGTAGAGGCCGGGGTCGTGCGGCTCGTAGACCTGCAACAGCTGGCCCGTCCACCAGGCCTCCTCGTAGACCGGATGCCGCCAGCGCCACTCGGCCTTGAGCCGCGCCCCGCCGTGGAACTTGTCGTGGCATCCGGTGGTGCCGCTGCCGCAGAGGCAGAACAGCGGGCTTCGCAAGTCCCAGGTGCCGCACGGCGTGACCAGGCGGAACGTCTCGCCCCAAGACCGGTGCGCCACGTGGTGCACGCTTCCGGCACGCCTGCCGCAGACGCAGCATCGGGGCGAAAGCGCCTCGTAGGCCTTTCCGTGGGTGTAGTGCGCCCCCAGGTGGGGCTTGCCGTAAAGCTCGGCTCGCTCTTTGGGGTAGCCGCGAAGCACCCCCGCATCGAGGATCATTGCAGCCTCCCGTCCGGGCCATCGAAGTGCTCGACCCTCGCGCCGCCCCTCAGCCGCGACACTATTGCCTTCGCGGTGTCAGGGTCTCCCTGCTCGGCAAGCCTGCGCACGAGGTCGCTTGGCTTGTACTGCGTTGTCACCAGCGTGGGCAGCATCGCGGAGTAGCGCTGGTCGATCAGGCTGAACAGGCTGTCCAAAACGAAACCCGTCGGCCTGCGCTTGCCCAGGTCGTCCACGATCAGGTAGCGCACCTCGGCGTAGCGCTTGAGCGGGTCGCCGCCGTCGTGGAAGCTGCGCTGGATCTCGTCGAGGATGCGGTACATCGGGGCCATGAGCACCGACCGCTTGCCTCCGGCCAGGCGCTTTGCCACGGCCGCGGCGCAGGTGGTCTTGTGAGTTCCGACGTCTCCCCAGAGATACACCCACTGGCCGCGCTTCATGCACTCGGCGATCTCGGCCGCCAACGGGTGGTCGAGGCTCACGTAGCGTTCGGGCACGCCCGCCCGCTTCCAGTCGTGCATGGCTCTGTCGAGCTCGGCCTTGCGAGCCGCCTCGGCCTCGACCTGGCGCTCCTTCTCGCGCTCGGCCTCGGCGCCTGCGCAGCCGCACTGCTCGTAGCCGCAGAACAGCGTCCGCCCAGCGAGCCGCGTGGTGCGGGCCTTGAGGGTCGCGCCGCAGTGCGGGCACTCAGTCGTAGGCCGAAAATCCATCGTCTGGCACCTCCTTTGCCATGCCGTTTTTTGGCTTCGAGGTGCGCACCCAGTTGCGCACCGTGGCCTTCCAGTCCTTCATGTGCGATCGCCCGATCATCCAGCCCTTTTGGGCGTAGAAGTCGACGAAGCGCTCGGGGTCGAAATCGAGGGCGGTGAGGTCGAGACCCTTGTTCGCAGCGAACTGCTGGGCGTATTCGGCGACCTCGGCGGGAGAGGGGGCGCGGAAACGCGCCGCTTTCCCTCTTTCCTTAATCCCTTTTCCTGACTCCTCTTCCTCTTCCTCTTCGCTTGCCCGTTTGCTCTCGGGTTTGCTTGCCGCTTTGCCGCCCGATCCTCCCGCCACGATGCGCTTGCGCGAGGTCTCCATGACTGGCTGCACGGCGAACAGCACGGCCTCTTGGGCGTCCGTCCGAGGCTCGGGCTGCTCGCCAGTTCGCAGGTACCGGACGATCATGCCGATAAGCTCGTCGCCCTCCCTGCGGTTGCGCAGCCTAAGCGGCCCGTCTATGAGCGAGTCCAGTACCTGCATGCCGCCATCGCCCCTAAAACGGGATGTCGCCGTCGTACAGGCTTTCCTGGGCGGGCGGCATGGGCGCTTGCTGCGGCGCGTACTGCTGCTGGTATCCCTGCGGTGCCGCCGGGGCTTGCTGGTAGGCCTGCTGCGCGTTCCACTGCTGGGGCGCCGCCTGCGGGGCGGGCTGCGGCGCGTACTGCTGCTGGTATCCCTGCGGTGCCGCCGGGGCTTGCTTCTGGCTCATGAGCTCGATCTCGTCCACGATCACCTCAAGCTTGGATCGGCGCTGGCCGTCCTTGTCCCAGCTCGAATAGCGCAGCTTGCCCTCGATGGCCACCTTCATGCCCTTGTGCAGGATGCGGCCCATGCTCTCGGCGCGGTTGCCGAACATCGTGCAGTCCACGAAGTTCGGGTAGTCCTCCCACTCGCCGGTTTGCTGGTTGCGGCGGCGGTCGTTGACGGCCACGCCAAAGCCCAGAACCTGCATGCCGCCCTGGGTAGCCCGCAGCTCGGGGTCGCGGGTCAAGTTCCCGCTGATGTTCACTCGGTTGATCGACATTTAGTAACTCCCTTCGCCGGTCCCGTTCGACCAGGTGCGCTTTATGTCCTCGTCGACGGTTCGGATCTTGAGCTTGTACACGTTTATCGCCTCTTGGCTCGCCTTGTAGAGCGCTTCGGCGCAGTCCCTGCGCTGCTTCAGCTCGGCTATGTCCTCACGGCCTCGGCAGAGGTCGCTTATCACCGTCACTGGCGTTCCCTTGGATCGCTCCTCAAGGATCGCGATGCGCAGCGCCTTGCGGTACTCGGCCTCGTTCTCGGCGTACTGGCTTCCGCTGTTGCGCAGCGCCTGAAGCTCGTCCATGAGCCTGTCGAAGAGCTGCATGCGCTCGGCGTAGAGGTCTTGCATGGCCTACACGACCTGCCATGTGGGGGACGGGCAGCACCTGGGGTTGGCCTTGAACTGCTCGTACTGCTGGCGGCTCTCGAACTGGTAGGAGGTGCCGCAGCTCTTGCACTTGGCGATGAATTGGCCGAACTCGGGCGGCTCCTTCTCGGCGGGCTTGCCGTCACCCATGAGGGTGTCGGGGTCACTCGTGCCGTCGATGTCGAAAGCTCCGCAGAGCGCGTACTTGCGGGCATAGCTCGATGCGCTGCCCGTGACCTGCGCCTCGTTCATGCCCTTCTGGCTCAAAGGCTCGCGGGCGTACGCATCGATCTCCAAAGGCTCGCCGTGGCCGTCCTCGAAGAACAGGCGGCACGTGGCCTTGACGTAGTAGCGCTCGCCGATCTGCTCGATCGAGTCGTTGAGCGTGAAGGCGATTCCCGCCGCCTTGCACGGCTCCTTGAGCGCCGCAACGATGTCCTCCATGCTGCGGTAGTAGAAGTTGCCGTGGGCGTTGTAGCGTGCCTTGGGCACCACCACGGATCGCTGCACCTGGGCCACGGCCTCGGCCAGCGTCATGTGCTTGTCTTCTGCCATCGTCTACTCCATCCTCGCTGCCACCTGGGCTGGCGTGCCCCGGCGGATGCTCCCGGTGATTCCCTGCGCCTTGAGCAGGGATGCGAGCGCCTGCATCTGCGATCGCGTGGCGCTCGGCACCTCGACCGTCCACGCCTCCAAAGGCTCCGCGACCGGTGCTGGCATGGGTGCCGGCATTGGTGCGGGCATTGGCACTGGCGCGGGCATCGGCTCAGGCTCGGGCGCTGCGATCGGCTCTGGCTCAGGCTCTGGTTCAGGTTCAGGCTCCGGGTCAGGCTCGGGTGCCATGGCCGCCTTCAGCTCGGCGATTCGCTGGTCTTCCTCGTCGGCCAGACGCGCCGCGTTCAAGGCGGCTCCGAGGTCGAGCGTGCGGAAGAACTCGCGCTCCGCGTCGGCGTAGTGCGGCATCGCCTCCTGCTGGGCCTTGAGCGTTTCCCAGTCTCTGGCCACGTCGGACACCTTGGCCTCAAGCGCCTGCTGCGCCTTGATCTCGCCGAAGGTCTTGTTGATCCACTGCGGCTCATGCAGGCGCTCGTAGGGGACGACCGGCGCGAGCAGCCCCGCGAACTCCTCGTAGTGCTGCTGTAGGCGCGAGTAGAGCGCGTCCTTGCGCGTCTGCTCGGCCTCGTCAAGCTGCGCCTTGATGGCGTCGGTTGATTCGTCGATGATGGCCGTGATCTGCTTGCAGCGCCTCTCGAATGCGTCGAGCGGCTTGTTGTACTCGCGCTTCACGGCCTTGCGGCGCTCGTCGATCTCCTTCTTGATGCCGTTGAGGTAGCTGCGGTCGTGCTTGGCCTCCTTGATGGCCTGGGCGCTCGCGAGGTCGTAGGTGGCGCCCTCGTAGTCGGCCACGACCTTCTTCACGTGGGCCTCCAACGCGTCCATGTTCGAAGCGATAGTGGCCTCGGTGTAGGTGACCTCAAGCGTGGTGGCCTCGGCCTCGATGACCTCTGCCTCGACCTGCTGCGGTTCGGTTTCCTTAGCCATAGATCTCGCCCGTCTCGTCGTCGAAGTCCATGGCCTGCTGCTGCTCAGCCACGGTGAGCAAAACCGTCTTGCCGCTCTGCTTGATGATGCGGAAGGCGTCGGCGTTGTCGGTCAGGATCTCGAATTGCAGGGTCGCAACGCTGCCCTTCACGGTGACCTGCTTGAACTGCGCCTGGATGGTGGCTTCGTTGATCATGTCGTTACCTCCTATTTGATGCCGAGAACGGCGGCAAGGAACGCGCGACCGAACTCGCGCTCTTCCTCGCTGACGGGCTTGATCTTGTCGGCGATGAACTCGCGGCTCTTGGCGACGCACTTCTCGTCGATCCTGGAAAGCCCGGCCTCGCAAAGCGCGATCATCACGTGGTAGGCGTTTGCCGCCGTCTCGCCGTCGTTGTTGTCAGGATGCGTGGCGTCGAACATGAGGTTGTTCGCGATGCAGGCGGCGTGGTCGAGCACTGCTTTGTGGAACTTGGTCCCGTGGAAGTCCTCAAAGCCGTTCTCTTCGAAGTATTTGGCGTTCATTTCTTCTCCTTCACGTACTCCTCGACGAAGTACTCGATGTAGATGTCTATGCGTGGTTTGGTGCCGTATGGCGACCTCGGGCGCTTGGTGACGGCTCCCATGTCGACCTGCGAATCGTCCTTGAAGGCGATCCCGTTGAGCGCGTCGCAGGCGAGCTTGCCGAGGTTGTCCCAGTCGGGCTTGCCGAGGTCGGCGCGGCCCTCCCAGTACTTCGGGTTGCTCTTCGCGAGCGGCCTGGTGGTCGAGATCCGCATCACGACCGGGCCGTCGTGGTCGGCGAAGGTCTCGCCGTATGCCGCGCGGAACGCGTCCTTGATGGCCTTCTCGGCCTTGAGCGTCTTGGTCGGCGTGTAGGTGCGGTGGTTGCGGTAGTCGGTCATAGGGCGCTGCTTTCCAACAAGCTCTGCTGGGTGCATGGTGATGTGCGCCGTGGCCGCAAGGGTGCGCTGCCAGCTCATTCGCTGAACCCATCGCTCTGGCTGCGGTGCTTGTTGAAGGCTCCGCGCAGCTCTGGGTACCGCGCCTCCATGATTCGGGCAAGGGCTGGGGCTATGCCGTTCTTGCAGCCAACGTGCAGCTCGTTGCGCACCATGTTCACCAGGTAGTTGATCGACACGTAGCCCTTCTCCTTGAGGCGGCGGGCGTTGGAGAGCATGAACCGCCACGCCTCGGGGTTGGCCTCGATCCACTTCTTGGCCTCGGCAACGTCTTGCTCGCCAGCCATGCCCAGGCCGAAGATCTCAAGCTGGTTGCTCTGGGGTTTGGGGCGGTATATCTCGTCGTTACGCATTGAGCACCGCCATGCTGCCCACGGCTCGCTGGGCGTCGGCAACAGCCTGGTCCATCGTGGGGATGACCCAGAGCCAGAGCACGGCGAGGAAGATCATGAGGGCCGCGAGGAAGCCGACCATGACGCCCGCCTTGAACTGGGAGCGCTCAAGCTGCTCCTGTGCCGTCGGGCGCTTGCCCTCGAATGGTATGATGGTCGCAGCCTCTTTCGAGGCGGCTACGTAGCGGGTGCCCGATGTGTGGAAGCTGGGGGCGCTCGCTTTCTTTTTTGTCTGCATTTCCGTTCTCCTTTCGGTGTTTTCGCAGGTCAGGTTAACCGTGGCTTTTTCCGTGGCTATTTTTCTTTTTCTTAGCCCGGCTTTTCGCGCTGTAGAAGCACTGGCGCGTGCGGTTGTTCCTGATCTCCCTTGAGGCCTCTTCCTTCATGGCCTCCGCTTGTTCTGCCAGGTCTGCCATGTGAAGCTCCTTCGTGCACTCGATGCACCAGCCGTTGATGCGGTTGAGCGGTCGAAACGTCCACTGCCCGCAATGGGGGCACTGCCTGCGCTTGCGCAGCGAGATGCCGCACTTCCGCGCCTGCCACTCGACCGAATCAACCGATCGCCCCAGGGCCTTGGCAATAGCCGCCGCACCTTCGCCTGCGTGCTCTTCGAGGTAACGAAGTTCACGTGTAGACCATTGCCTCATGCCGTCTTCTTCTCTCCTTTCTCCCATTCGCGGTACGCCTGCTTGATCGTTGAACACATGGTGTCGAAAGCGACTTCGCGGGCAGTTTTGGGCTTCTCTCCTTGGTGTCGCTTTGAATCGTCTGGCATTACGCCACCGTCCTGTTCTCCGTAAGCCCGAGCAGATAATCTGCCGAGCAGTGGAATAGGCGCGTCATGGCAATAAGCTTTGAGCTGGGGATTTCACCGCCGCTCTCATATGCGGCGATAGTCGCTCGGCTCTTCAGGTCAAGCTTGCTTGCAAGCCCTTCCTGGCTAAGGCCAATGCGGACGCGTTCACTTGCGATCGGGTTCATTTGCACCTCCACTTCACTATCTGTGAACTTCACAATTAGTGAATATAGAAGAACATGAGACTTTTTGCAAGCAGATAATTCACTATCTGTAAAGTTT